TCATGGGCATCTAATGGCAACACTTAAAAAGAAGAAAAATCCTCCGGATAAATATGTCCTGTCAATTGGAGTATTTCCAGACTACGATCTAATTGGTGAAATTAGTGCAGAAGAATTTTTGCAGGAAGGTAATATTGGAACCCTTGGGAAAGGCCTATGCTATAAGTTGACTCAAGCAGAACTTAACCCCATAAATATATAGGAGAGATATGGCAGCAGTAGTGAAGATGAAACCTGAACAAGACCCGGAAGTACGCAAGGGTAAATATACAGGAAGTAACGTGGCAGGATGTATTGGCAGTAGCCGATGGAGCCACCCAAATAAGGAATTTGATATACTCATTGGAAAAACATTTCCGGATGATTTAAGTGATAATCCATACGTTAAGGCAGGACAATGGGCTGAAGACCAGATTGGCAAGCGGTTTGCTAAAGAGATGCATCTGGGAATCAGGTTTGTAAACAGGACATACGTTTCAAAAGATTGGGACTTGGCAACCGGACATATTGATGCAAAGATCACAGGCCAGAATGTGGGCTTGGAAATTAAGACTGCATCCGAATTTAAGAAAAAGGAATACAGCGAACACTTAACTCCAAACCCTATAATTCCAATTGAGTATCGTTGCCAGATTAATCACTACCTTTATATTACAGGCTGGGATTATTGGTGGTTGGCAGTATTGATTGGAGGCAACGATTTCAGGGTATTTAAGATTGAGCGAGACGAGGAAGCAATTGCAGAGCAGGTTCGCAAGGTGAAAGCGTTTCATTCAAATTACGTTGTTCCAAAATTATCCCCACCAGCTCGCACACCAGAAGAAGCACTTTACATTTTTCCAAGTGCTGATCCGGAAGAGAAAAGTATTGATGCAACTCCAGAGTTTTTAGAGTTACATTTAGAGGCAAATTTACTTGCACAGGAAATGAAGACAAAGAAGGCAAGAATGGCTGAGATTGAAACGGATATGCAAAACATGATGGAAGATGCAACATACGTCAATACTCCAAACTCTAATGAACGGATCGTACAATGGAAAAATGGTTCACGCTCACAGCTCAATCAGAAGGCATTGAAGGGTGATATGCCGGAGCTGTGGCAAAATGAAAAGTATATTAATAAATCTACTTTTCGCACTTTTAAAATCCTAGAAGGAGAGACAAATGGAAATAGAAATAAGTAAAGGTAAGAAGAAGAAATCCCTGAAGGTTGGAGCATACGGACAGGGTGGATCAGGCAAATCCTATTATGCCAGGAACGCATTGATTGCAGATTTTGAGGGTGGTCTTAGTGAAATTGACTGTGAGAGCGTTAATATGGTTGGAAGAAGTACAGATGATCTGCTTGATTTTTTCAAGTATGTTTACACGCACCACAAGGATATTAAACAGGATACAATTGCAATTGACTCCATAGATTATGTAGAGAAGCAAGTTCATGCAGAAATATGTGAGGAGCGAGGAGTTAAGTCTGGTTCAATCAATGACAAAGACCTTGGGTATGGAGTGGGGCATCAAATGTCATTGGCACGTTTCGTAAAACTCCTGAAGCCAATGGATCACTTGAGAGACTTGGGATTTAATATCCTTATTATTTCCCATGCAAAAGTTGTAGAGATTAAAGACCCAAATGTTGACCAATATTATGATCGCTGGGACTTGGCTCTTGAAAGAAATATGCGTTCATATATTCGTGAATGGCTCGATATTTTGGGATATGTTTCGCTGGAAACTTTCACGAAAAAGCAGGAGGCTACAGGATTTGGGATAACTAAATTTAAACCAACTACCACAGGTAGGCGTTTACTCAATATTGGGAATGATCCCAGTTATGAGAGTAAAACGAGGGTAGCACTTCCGGACAAGTTGGACTTGGAGTGGAGTGTATTAATGTCTGCAATAGAAGATTCTAGGGCAGGTTCGGGCAATGATGCCAAACAAGAAACTAAGAAACAGGTAAAAAAGGAGAGTAAAGATGGGAACATACGACTTTAGTTCTGCTGATGCAAGAACAGTTGACAACGATTTCCAACCCTTGCCGGATGGAGAATATCTAATGTCAATTGATTATGCAGAGATAATGGAAACAAAATCCGGAAGGGGAGAGCATTTAAAACTGGAGCTGGTAGTTCTGGAATCCCCAGATGGAGCTAATCAAAACAGGAGGGTCTTTCAGTATCACATGATCCGGCACGATAACGAAGCCACTCAGCGAATTGGGAGGGAATATATTGAGGAGCTGGCTCGTGCAATTGGGCTTTCTGAACCAATAAATATTCAGGATACAAACCAATTCTCTAATCAAGCAGTCAGAGCCAGACTTAAAACTAAGAAGGGTTCTGGTGATTATGGAGATTCAAATGAGGTGGATAGATACTTTGCTCCCATACACGCATCTCAATCTACGCAAGTATTAACTCCACCTCCAGCCGATGCAGGGGAACCAATCAAAGATGATATCCCTTTTTAGCTCGGATTTATTTTTGTCAGCTATGGGCATCTACCTTTGTGGTGTTGTCTGTGGTGTTTCTGGCCTTGCCTTATGTGTATTCTTATATGTAAGGCAAGGTAAACTAATCATTTTTTCTTATGATAAAACAACATTGTGAACATTGTGATAAACCTTACTTACCAGTTTCCAATAACCAAAAATACTGTAGCCGTACCTGCAAAGACAGAGCTGCTTGGAAACGTAATAAGGAAACCGGACATATCCGGTCATTTAAAGGTGGGTATCCCAGAGCCGTTGTTATTCAAAAATGGCTTGATGCCCAGAAACAAGACGAAGGAACAGTTGGCTGTAAATATTGTGGAGCCAGAGTTACACCAGAGAATTTTCAGTTGGATCACATGAAGCCCCTTTCTAAATTAAAGAAGTCACAAGTCAAACTTGCAAGCAACCTAATTATTTGCTGTGAAAGCTGTAATCGAGAAAAAGGCAGCCGTTATACTTACGAGGAATTTTTAGCAATTAAACAAAAATAGTGTGTGGAACTAAATGGATTTAGACGAAACGTGGAAGGTCTTTTGCTCTAAATTACAGAAGATCAAACCTACCGACAACGGCATTGAAGCCCTTTGCCCTGCCCATGACGATAAAAGAGCCAGCCTAACTGCATCCTTCACTAAGGATAAGATTCTCTTTAAATGTCAAGCCGGATGTAGCTTTGACGAAGTTGTCAATGCTCTGGGTATGGAACCAAATGATTTTTTTGCCCCAGAATTACCTGCACCTCCAAAGAAGAAAGTTGCAACATATAAATATAAGGACAAGGAAGGCAATCATGTCTTCAGCGTTGTAAGGTTTGAACCTAAAGACTTTCGCCCCCAAAGACCTGACGGCAAATACACCCTTGAAGGTGTTGAGCGTGTCCCATATCGGCTTCCGGAAATGCTTAAAGCAATTGAGGAGGAAAGAACTGTCCTGTTAGTAGAAGGTGAAAAGGATTGTGATAACCTTGCCAAGCTGGGATTGATTGCAACCACTTTTCCAGGTGGTGCAGGAAAGTGGAGGGCTGAGTATTTGCAATACTTTAAAGGTGCATCCGTTTGCTGTATGCCGGACAATGACAAGGCAGGTCGGGAAGGTACAGAATTACTTGCATATAAACTTTTACCTGCAACTTCACGAATCCTCTGGCTGGAGCTTCCGGATGTTCCGGATCGGGGTGACATATCAGATTGGCTGAAGATAAAAGGTAATGATGCAGAGAAGTTCAAGGAAATGGTGCAGAGTCATGCTGTGGTCTGGGAGAAGGTTACACTTCCCAAGAAACCTGAAGTGCAGACGTTGCATAAGGATTTTTTCTATCCAAAAGGATTTGTTGGAGACTTAACCAAATTCATTGTTGATAATTCCAAGTACCATCAGCCAATCCTTGCACTCTCTGCCTCACTTGCATACGCTGGGGTTTTAATGGGAAGGAAAGTTACAACTGAAGAAAACACAAGGTCTAATTTATTTATTGCTGCACTTGCTCCAACTGGTCATGGAAAAGAATCTGCAAGACACATAATAAAGAAACTGGATGCAGACTTGAAACTGGAATGCTTTGGTGCAGAAAAAGTTACTTCAAGAGCTGCAATAGAAAGGGTTCTTGCACATAGGGAAAGTTCATTGTTTATGATTGATGAGTTTGGCCTGTATATGAAAGCAATCTTTTCAAACAATGCAAGTTCGCACCAGCTAGAGATCATGTCCACATTCATGGAAGTCTTCACTTCCTCCGGTGGATCATACTTTGGACAGGATAAAGCATCCGTTTCGGAACAACAAAGATTTGAACTGCAACAGCCCTGCTGTAGTATCTATGGCACTAGCACCCCTTCTACGTTCTGGCAAAGTTTAAATTCCGGAAAAGTTAGGGATGGATCGCTTAACCGCTTCCTCTGTTTCAGCACTCCCCTGATTCGACCTGCTCGGCAACGTGCAAAGATCATCAGTAAGTTTCCAAAAAATATAGTTGACCGATGCCAGTATTTTAAAAACATGAGTATTCAGCCGCATAAAGTTAAAGGCGATATGTCAGAAAACATGGCAATTCCGGAACCGGAAGTTATTGTGTATTCTGATCCTGCATGGAATTTGTTTGAGAAACTTGAGGATTATTCAAATGAGAAAATTGATTCCTCTGGCGTTACTGGTTCAATGTGGGTAAGAGCTGCGGAAATGTCAAAAAAGATTGCATTGATTAATTGTGTCTCAGATGATAAATCTGAAATCTCTGCGGATCATGCGGAGTATGCTTGTGAGTTGGTAAAGTTTTTGAACAAAAATACCTGCACAGAAATCTTCCTGCACTTGGCAGACAATGATTCTGAAAGAACCAGTAAAAGAGTTGAGAGATTAATTATTGATTCCAGTACAAAAGGATTATCGACAACAGATTTATACAGATCAACAAGGTTCCTGCGTAACTCTAAACATCGCAGGGAGATTCTGGAAGACTTAACGGAGGCTGGATTGATAGTTTGCCTGAAAGATGAGAGTTATGGCTCTGGAAGGAAGTCTGAACGCTGGTTTGCTTCTGAAGCTATCTAGGAAGACAGCTCCAGAAAACAAAGGTAGTTTCATAAGGGTGAGACTTGTTCGTTATCACCTGCATTGATCTGAGCTTCTTTTTTTAGACCATTTAGCACACAATTGGTTACAAACCATGTTTTTGTCTGTCTCAGCCCATATACCTCTTCATACTTGTCCAGAAACTTTTCAAGCAGTTTATCTGCCTGTTTTGAGATTCGGACTTGGGGTAAATTCTCTTTCATTTTATCTCCTTTTAGGTTATAA